TGAAGTAGTGTCCATTATGATCCCCCACGGCGATGTCTGAATCTTGGATGGGTGGATTACGAGCGTCACAAAGTATAGAAAATTTAAAATAAGCTCTAAACGCAGATTTAGGGTCCGCCTCACCTCTTACTAAAGTTAGTACTGCGGGTGATATATTGTAACTTTTAGAATCATTTATTATAGCTCTAGCTGGATCAGCCGCTTCTTGTATTTTATAAGCGCCCACTTCAATCGCGTCTAAAAATGCGAAGCTGACGTATTTTTTCTTTAAAATATCAACCTTTAGATCAAATCTGCCACCTTGAGTAAATACGGTGTCCCGAAGGTCTATAACTTTCGCCGAGATTCTAGCTTGGTATGCTACTGAGTTTGTAGCATCTAGATTACTCGTTGTTGAGTTTGCTTTTATAAATTTTGTAATCGGGATTTTTTCTTCATAAAGATCAGATGTAAATATTCCTTCCTCGTCAGCAGAACTCCCCCACGAGCGATTTTTTAGATTTTTACTATTAAACCATCTATCAGAAACGTAGATTACTAAAACGCTCGCGTCTCTATAGTCTATCATTTGGAGAGGTTGAATAAAGCCTCTAGAATCTCGCTTGACAACAAAGGATAAAGTTCCATCCTGATTAAAGTATTGATCCGTGACGCAAAAGGTTGCTTCCGAATTGTCTGCACCTAGAATAGGTAGTGTAGCGTAATTATCTGCAAGCTCATCGGATAATTTATACTCTGGTTTTTGAGATTCTTTTGGGTTATACACACTGAAAAATGAATTTTTCTTTTTAGGGTCTGCGTTGTCCCCATCCGGGATGGACGCCTTGCCTTGACTTAATCTAAAAGATGGAGTGCATATAGTTTGAGCAGGTTTTGGATTTCTTACCTCTATAATGTCATAACCCTTATTTATGTTAGGCAGATCTTTAGAGTTTGAAGACCAATTGTTGCCAACAATCTTTTCCTTACCAGTGATGAAGTATCCTACTGAACTGCAATTGTTTCTACTAACAGCCTCAACGACAACGTCGTAATTTCTAAATGGGCCGCTATTACCAGAAAAATAATCTCCCGAAAATTGAGCATAAAACGTCTTATTACTGCCTGCTAATTGTGTAGCTGTGGGGAATTTGTAACTGGAATTGGACACTACGGGGTATTGTCCACTCTCCCTGTTAAAGCTAGAGTCTCTAACTCTACCTCCTGTATTTAATGCAAATGGGATGGTTATTTCATTCGCGGCCTTATCTCCACCGAGAGCCTGCGCCCCCGCACCGTGTCCTGTGATTTCAAAATAAATATATTTTGAAGGCAGGTTCGTTGGACTTGGCTCTCTAGCTGTCAGTCTGAATGAGACTCCTTGATCTTCTATCGAAACGCTTTCCTCGTTGCCTTCTGGGAGAGGTATTCCAAATTGCCAGGTTAGAGATGGCTCTTTAGCCAAAATAAGCGCTTCATTAGTATAATTACTTATGTATCCGGGACCTTTTAATAACTTTTTAGCCGCGTAGTCAATCCCGATGTTTCCAGATATCATATCAATGAGCCTTTGACCTTCAGAAATGTATGGCAACCCACCTCCAGAGGCTTGAGCGTAAAATAGCTGGTCTGTAGGAATGAGGCTATTAACGCTAAAGTAGGTTATAAGATCTTGTATATTAGCTGTTGTTATAGATCCGCTAGCAGGACTAGCGGACACGAGTCCTTTTTTATTTGTAGAGTATGCTCTAAAATAGTAAGTACTATTCGACTCTGGGATAAAAGATCTCTTTTCCGTAACTTGGTTCTTAAGCACGGATTGCACTAAGAAATTATCTATTAAATACTTATTATTTGGGGGCTTATTTGAGACCGTTAAAGACTGAGCTTCTGTAAAATCTGAAGCGGTCCACACTCCGTCTTTAGCGTAAACTGTGTATCCGACTAGTCTTTCAACGTTCGATGGAGGCTCTATAAAGTATGAAATTTTATTAATTTGCATTTCGCCTTTTAGCATCAATGAGTCGTTCTCTAATGTTATAGAGAGTGGGGCGGATGGAGCTAACGTGGAGTCTTCCGACAAGGGTACTCCGCTATCTATCAGATCGTATTTTTTACCATTATATTCTAAAGCCATAATCCCATACTCCGTGGGGCTCTCTTCTTTTATATTGATTATCCTGAATTGTTTTGGAGGGTTCGAATCAATTGGGTCGTCGCATGTTATAGAAAACACGTTTCTGCCTGAAATGAGATAGTTGGTCTCATCGAACGATGAATTAAAATATATCTTAGTCTTCTCTTCCCCTTCCTCACCAGTAATGTAATTAACAGAATCGTTTGTAAATATTTTATTTTGAATGTGAGGTCTTCTTATGTCTGGTATGTCAGTAGATCTAAACCCGCTCGTTATCCCTGTCGTAATAAAACTGGGATCAAGATTGAACGTTGGAGTTATTAAGGATAAAACATAATTCACTCCTCCAGAGAAGTGGATTCTCGCGTCTAAAGTTACTGAAGAAACGTTTTGAGCTCCTGAATTTCTTAAATCAAAAATTTTACCACCTAATCGTTTAGAAGATCTACTTCTATCTTGAACGTTAATTACGTCGCCAGGCTTTAGAAGCATTCCCTCTAGGCCGGCTGTGAAGGATACAGTTTCTGTTTCAGTGTTTTCCGTCTGCTTCATCCATTCCGCATATCTAAGGGCGTAGGATTTCTTCACGCATCCGAACGCACTTATTTGTTTTTCAACTACCCCGTTTCTTTTTATGGAAAGCGAGTCTTCTAGATACTCGATAGCAGGTTCGTAAAAATTATTTTTATCATTAAATCTTACAAGAAATACGTTTCCGCGACTTTGGCTAGATGACCCTTGATAGGAAAATCCTCCATCCTTAATATTTGAATTAGAGAAAGTGTAAATTGGGTCTTTCACAGAATCGTACGTGGAAAAAATACTTCCAGCCATGAAGTAAGTTAACCCACGGAAAACGGAGCTGAAATTTTTCAAAGCGTCGAAAGCCTCCGACCTTTCTGTAATGTAAGCGTTTATTACGTAACGAGCTTCTGCGCCGCCTTCGCCGTCAGAAACCATTACGTCGCAATATTTAGCAAGCTCGTAGAGGCTCCATTTGTCGATATCTTCTTCTTTTATGTATTTACCTAACCCATATCTCCTACTAGTCAATAAATCATAATAGCACCAAGCTGGATTGTCAGTCCAATATTTATCATCTTTAAAAGTCCCATCCCAGTCTCCATCGTACGTTTTTAATATAGGGTCATAGTTGGTTGGGATCTTAACTTTTAATAGTCTGACGTCGTAAGTCCTTTTAGGGATGTTTGAAAAGAAGTCCGCGACGAATTTCGAAGAAACGATCGCCGAGTTGGGATAGGTAAATTTTTGAGAGTAAATCTCAACTATGCTATCGATTGTGGATCTGTTGTTTTTTGCCCTTACTGTAGCGTCAGGAGTAACTCTCGTAACTTTAATTTCAAATCCTTGAAAGTCTGAATTTTCTAGGTCTTGTACGGTTTTATAAAATGGGAATCTATACTCATAGATGAATCCGTTTGTTAGCTTTGCCACTATAGTAAACCTATATGGAAGGCTGAATCTTTCCGGAGTTCTGTTCGCGAAGACTCTCCTAAAAGAAACTTCGAAGCCCAATTGTATTGGAATTGTATCTCCGGATCCTTCTCCGGGATTAACCGGTTCAAATCTTTTACTTGCATCATTTATAGTCTCAAACGCTCCATCCAACCTAATGAGGAGCTTTATTGCGTCGCAAGACCTGTTTAAAATTTTGTAAAATTTAGAAAAATAATACGCTTGTTTTTCTTCGTTTGGGGACCCTGTTCTCGTATTTGGCCCTCTTATTCTTTCTCCTATTCTTCTTACTACTTGCAAAGGGTGAGAAGTTATATCTTCAATCCCAATCCCTGGGTTGGGTAGCCCTGGGGTAAAGTTGATGTCCACTTGCTGGAAGTTGAATTTGCCTTCTTGGTCAATAACTGGAGTTTGATTATAATAGACTGATTGTAGATACGTATACTCTTTGTTATTTAAATTAACACTTTGATTAGTCTTGAAAGATGATGAGGCGTACCCTATTTGGCCTAGGGGTTTTGGAACAAAAGTATATTCTCCAGAAGATAAGCCCTCTATTTCCCCCTCCCCTACTAAGTCAAGAGTCTTAATTTCGGTAACGGATACAGCTCTTTTAACTCCTCCTAATCTAGAATCTTGACCGGCCAATTTATAATAGGCTGCATCTGCATCGGAGAAGGTTCGAAAATTGGAGGGCGACGCATATGTATCATTCGCGCTAACAAGCTCATGCGCCCCTCTGAAGACCTCCTTTGCGGAAGGGTCGTTAGATGACTCTGCGGGAATTATACTTACGCGCGGAGTTTGTATATATGGATCAGTAGAAGGAATACCCACGTAATACCCTTCTAGCTTAGCAAACATATCAAGCTCTTCTTGAGAAAATAAAGACTCTTTTCCCTCTGGGATATATCCTATGTATAACGCTCCCTCTGGAGTATCGTAAGGTTCGTGCGGAGTCGGAGGGGACGGAGCCTTTCCTCTTGCTCCTGCAATTGAAATTAATTTATTTAACTTTTTCATATTATGAAGAGAGAATACTTACTCTTCCGTCTTTGTATTTAACTTCGTACGTTGCCGTGATAGAAACCCCTCCTACAATTAATCTCCCATACCCGACTGGAACCGGTCCGCCTTCACCCACTGTACCTTCTGGTCCGTCGAAAAGAAAAGATTGACCGAAAGATTTTTTTGCTCCAGGATCTTTAAAGTCGTCGAATTTAGGAGGCTCTGCTAGAAGATTAGATACTCCAGCGGCTACTAGTCCAATGCCCGCCAGGATAAACGTCGTCGCAGTCTGAGCTCCGGTCATTCCTAAAAGTCCAGCTCCCCCAATTGCGCCAATCCCTGTAGCTATCAATATAACTCCAACGATAATAATAAAAATAGACATAAAGTCGCCAGATCCTTTAACCATAGGAATGACATCGATCGTTTTCAAATTTCCATTTTGCATGAAAAGCTCAGATTCAGAGGCCTTCTCTAGGGAATCTATCTTGGAATGGCTACTTGCCAGTTCTTTCCCGTTTACAAGAACTCTATAGTCGGCATTTAGATTCTCTTTATCTTCTAAAAAGAACTTTGTGAATTTTCTACCAGATAAGCTATCCACGGCGCGAAAAGCCTCTTTTATGCTAGAGATTTTAACGTTGAACTCTCTACCCATAAATTTGCCAAATTTGCCATGAAATTTTATAGTCGTTAGTCCTTCTTTCATAATAGAGATTTGTGTCTTAAGTAAATTACGCTTAAAGAATTCTCGTCTAAAACTTTATCTATAGGCTCGCAAACGGAGACTTTTCTTCGGACAGTCAGGAACGTGTTGTCGGTGTTAAATACTCCGCAATGAATGCGGGATTCTGGGAGGAAATCTTTTAGTTTGCTTAAAAAAGAGTCGTGCATTTTGGGAGCTTTAACTTGAACGAATTCCTTTAAGAGAGCTTCTAGGACGGACTCTTTTTCCGTAGCTTTTGTAAAGGCTCTATATAAACTAAGGCATGGGGAGCATAGCAACTTATTATACAATGTCATATGCTCAGATTTTTTGAGATATTCTATGGTCAAACCAAGGGTCTCCTCGTAATACTCTTCGACTAAACTCGTGCATGTAAAAACTGGAGGAAAGTATGGCCTGCCAATAAGCGGCAGTTTTTTGTTTGTTGGGTTATAAAGCTTAAAGTCGTCTAGAATAACATTATATAACACGAAAGGGATTTTTATTTTTTCCGACACAGCTAAATCTTCTGAAGAGAAATTTTCACATCCGTCTCGCGTGTGTGAATGATATACTACAATTATTTTTTCATACTCTTTGACTTCGTCGAATATTGAATTATCAATTAGGAACTTTTTCTCTGAATTAAAAATGTTTTTAGATTTTAATACCTTTTGTCCAGAGTCTGTATCTATGACGATGCCGCAGCTTTCTATTGGAAATACTTCCAAAGAGTGCTCTTTTATAATCCGTTTGGATTCTGATGTTAGTTTATCCAGCATATCTGTAACATTTTGCATGAGCTCGATTATCTAGAAAATATTTATCAAATAAAGCAAATCCATTTTTATTTTTATGTAAGAAGAAGTTTTCAAAATAAATCATGGCGTGGATGATGTTTAATCTTTTGAAAAAAACAACGTCTTCATTTTTGAGCGTGGAATACTCAACTTCTTTAAAATGAGCCTCCGACATACAACTACAGATTAGCTCGTCAGAGAGACTATTAAACTCTATGTTTTCTGGAGAAAGTTCTACTAAGGCTTTAGTTTTGTCTGATATAAATTCGTCGAACTTTATTTTGAGTTTTTCTTCGAAATATATTTTTACAAATTTAAGACAGTTCATATCGTTTGAGCTATACTTTTTCATATCAAAGCTCTCCATTAATAAATTAAAGGCGTCCCCTTTTATTGAGTAAACTATTAATGGTAACGAATACTGCTCTTGATAAAATTTATCCGCAGGGGAGAAGTCTTCCGATCCGTTTGGGTGAGAATGAAAGACGAACCTGGCTCCGTTGTTTATGTTTTTTAAAAAATCTTCTGGACTTATAACAAATTGACTTTCTGGGCTATTTGATTTATTATCGCATAGAACAACTTCATCATTACTTAAAACAAAACCGCAACACTCTTTAGAAGAGTCTTTTAAGGCATATTCCTTTATTTGTTTTTTGATTTTATCTTTAATCATATTAAACAGATGCCGCCTTCCTTACCGCAGCAAAGCCCCCAAAAGGTAGACCTTTCTTTTGATTGAATCTTAGTTTGCACCCACGAATACTTTTGTCGCACTGGTCTGCCCCCCAATAAGAAGAGTTGGGAGGTGCGACGTTTGTATGCTCTGCCTTGCATACAAAATAATATCTTATATCATCTTTAACAATAAAAATGTATTGTCCAACGAGGTACTTAGAATTTTTGGTCCATAAGCCTTTATTGCTAAGTTTTATCTTATCGGGGAGGTAGGACTCCGTTGCTTCTGGAATCTTTTCGAATCGCATATTGTTTGCATCAGCGACTGGTTTGGCGTCGGGGTGTATTGCGGCGCTAGGAGGTCCGGAGCTTGTAAAGCCATGTATGTTCTTTTTTAGATTCGTGTCGTAGCAGCAACCTTCTCCTCTATACTGCCAGACACATTTATCTTGTAAAACGATCCTGTTTGGGAGCCCCGTGTTATCTATATCAAGAGTTGAAGCTAGTTCAAACTCTAAATAAGTTTCTGTTTCGGCTGTTTTTCTAAAAAAATAAAAAATATCTAATCTTAATATCGCTTTTGGATTTTCCTCGTGATTGAGAATCTGACTCAATAACTCTTTGGAATTTTCCTTGTCAATGAATTTAGTAAAAGTTCTTCTTCTAATAAGCTTGCCTTTTGTAAGATCTCCTAGTTCTAAAATTTTAGCTTTTAATAAAGCCATCGCTTGTGAAGCTCTGGCGTTTGCTGTGATGGACAGTTTTGGCCTAGGCATTGACCCTTTAGTAGTATATTCTATATCTTGTATAATTATCGGGGCTGCGTGATAAGCTTTTCCCTGAAAAAGGATTGTTTTCGTGGTGAAATTTAAACAGTTATGAAATCGGAAAACTCTTTCTGAATCTGCTGAGCTAGCGGGGGTGTTGAATATTTTAGTTGCTAAAAGAAGATTATCGAACAAGATATCTTCTAGGTCTATTTCAAAAAAGTCAATAATTCCAGCGGGGTTCGTCTTGGGAAGCTCTGCATTTATTATCTTAGAGTTAGTTTTAGCTTGCTCTACGGTAATTGCCCGGTTGTCATTGTAAATAGGCATTTAGAATGGGACTTGCTCAAAAGTCGTAGTTATGTCATTGTTATCAAAAAAAACTATCGTATGAACCCAGCTTCTGCAAACGAAGTTCCTTAATAATGCGTACGGCTCCGGAGGTGTGAATAGGAAAGATTCTACGGCAGCTCTTTCTTTAAGGAAGTTGAGAATAGCAGCGGTCTCCATTGAGCTCCTTGAACTGAACGATATATTTAATTTTAATAAAGAGCTATTTATGCCGTCTTGGATTCTCTGTTCATATCCGTCTCCAAACTTAGTCAATCTAACCTTTGGCTCTACGCTAGTGCTTATGCCATAAGATGGGAGAAAGAAAAAATAAGGTCTCTCGATGGAGTTTGTTTCACTTAGGGTACTTCCAAATGGATCTATAAGTCTTCCTCCCCAGAAATTTGTATCGTTTTTAGGAAGGTCCGTTCTTCCAGAGTGACTCGATAGAGCGTAATAGGTAAAATTATTGGATTTTACTATATCGTATTTTTGATAGGTCGCTCCAGAGACCCAGTCAAGCGTCTTTCTTAAAATGTTAATTGCCATGCCTTTATCCTTTCTGTATTTTACACGTTTTAAACTCCCTTTAATAATATAAATAAGTGTAAAAATATAAAATGTCTTTAGGAAAAATAACAAGGGAGGAGCAACACTTCTTTATAAATACCGGGCAGGTCTTCGGGGTTCAGAGTGTTCAAGCTACTATCAACTTGCCAACTTTGCCATTAAGGTATATAGGTTTCACAAGCGGGAGTTACGTGTCTAATGGTCCAAAGATTGCAGAGTTCACAATTAGCCAGTTTTTAATTACAGATGACGTATTCTTACAGTACACTGGGGACTTTGGCTTTGACGGGTACCTTTTGCGCTCAAGGACTGATTTTTCTAAAAATTACAGTTTTAAATCGGGATATTTGACAAATTATGCCGTAAAGTGCTCCGTCGGAGCCGCAATAGAGGTTTCAGCCACTATAAATGCCTATGTAGATGCTGGTAATTTAGATACGGTGGGCATTCCTAGTCAAATAACCGGTAGTAGTTCTTCGTTCCCGCTAAAAATAGCGGACCCGCGCTCTATTGAAATAAATATTGACGAGTTTAATACGAATAGAGTTACTTCTTTCGATATAGGGATAGCATGTAATAGATTTCCTATTTATATTTTAGGCTCTGGAGCACCTCTTGATATTAGAAGCCAATACCCATTTGACACTTCTGTAAAGTTTCAGTTTGAGGTAGACGACTATTCGGGGATAAAAATGTCCAACTTCCCATGCAATAGGGACGTTAGAAACCTAAGTATTCAAGTAAAAGACTTCGAATCAAGCGCGGTTATATCTAATTATGAGTTTAAAAACATGACAAAGATATCTGAAGCTTATTCTTCAAACGTAGAAGGAGTATCAACTATGTCAATAGAATATAGAGGTTTTATAAATAGATAAGTGTAAAAGGTTAATAAGGTAAAAGGATGATTTATTTTGATCAATGCGAAGTGTCAATAGCCGGAACTGGTATCATGGCTAATCAAGTGTCTTTGTCAAATTCTAACTCCTTAACCCCAATTAAGGTTATTGGTAAGCGTGGCGTATTGACACAGACCTTGACTAATGATATAACTTCTAATCTCCAGATAAGCTACTATCTTGAAACGGATAATGAGCCCAATTTCGCGATAGTCCAGGAAATAAAAGATTTTTTCTCGAAAGACGAAATTTATACACCAAGGACTGTAGTCGTCGGCGGAATAACCGGGCAATATTATTTAAATAAATATTCCATAAAAGCCACCCCCAATAATGTTCTTAACGCGACTGTGGATTACTTGGGGTATGGGGGAGTGTCTGGGGATTTTATTGAGAAAAATAATTCTATAGTATATAATAAAAGCAATGGAGAACAATTAGGCTTATATGTTTTTATTACAAGTACTGGGAATTTCGCGGCGAATAAGAGTTTAAGTTTTGATTACTCGTTCTCGTGTCAATGGCAGCCGATTTACACTATCGGACAAAGGCAGCCTAGAGAAGTTAAGCTTTTAGGGGCGTCAGAAGAGATTACTATAGAAAGAGAAAACTACCACAATCTAACATTCTCTGGAGACTCGGCCGCCATTGCGCTTTTTAATTCTAGCGAAAATGAAACAGTTAAAATTTATGGAATTAAATTTACTTGCGACCAAAATGTTACGAACGCTAAGGAGATTAGCCTTTCAGGGTTTAGGGTGAAGCAATCTGATGTATCAGTTTCTACTGACAGTTTCCTTTTATCAAAAGTCTCTTTCTCAAAATTTTATTAAAAAATGATTTATAGTTACAAAAATATAGACGTAAATCTGTCGAAGATGAGAGCTACTGGGGTGAGCGGGATCCCAGTCGTAACTAAATCTCAAGAATATTTTTGTCAAAGTTTAAACCTACAATCTTCTGCCGACTTAGACGCAAGTTATCTATTGCACGGTAAGTTTGTTGAGAGTTACGCTCCTAGAGGTGGAATTAATGGTGCTTTAAGAATATCTTATTATTTAACCGGGGAGGATTTGATCAGAGACTTCTTCTCAGACGATTTGTCTGATGTCTCTGGAAACGTTGGGGGTCTATTTTTTGAAAAAGGTAAGGTCTCATCTTACTCTATAAGCGCTAGGCCTAATTCGCCAATTCTTGTAAACGCAGAGATTTCTTTTTTTAACGAACTGAGTGGGGCTTTTAAGCCAGTCTTTAAACCGGCTCCTTCTGTAGACGTTTTTAACCATTATAATACTTCTTTTGAGAATCTCTCTCCAGAAGTCCTTGGTTCTGACGCGATAATTTTTAATTTCGATTATAGTTTTCAAAATCAAATAAAACCGATTTATAAAATTGATTCTGGCGTTGGCCAAATCGCTCCGACAGAAATAAATATCGGAATGAAAACTTCTACTTTGAAGTTAAATACGGATAAGATTACCGGAAAGATGCCTTTTTCTGGGCAGAAAGCCGGGGTGAGAATTGGTCTTAGAAATTTCACCGGAAGTTTAGTAGATACGTTCCACATTTCAGGGATAATCACTGAAAAAAATATTTCTACTTCAGAAGATCAAATCATTAATAGTGAGATTACGATTCGTCAGTCGAATACGGCGAAAAATACACCAAGCGTTAACGGCTCTACTTATTCTGAGTATGGGTCAAATACGTTAATTAAGATTTCTGGGAGTAATTTAGATGAGATATATACTTTACGGATAGGAGATTTTTTTTATCATTTAACAGAGCCGTTCCTAAGTTCTGGAGACTTCGTATCTAGATTTATAGATACAGATGAGACTACTTTTACGAAGCTGGTTGGCTCCGACGGAAAGGTCGAGATAGTTATACTTGCTCCTGGATTTCATTCTCCAGGAGATATTCTTACTTTAGTGGGCAATGGCGCGGGAATAAATGTGTCTGGTATAAATTGGACTGTGCCAATTCCTTTGGTAACTGGCGCGTCACCAAATCCACAACATATAGGGTCCTTAATTGATATATATGGGGCGAGTTTTTATGGGGTGGATAGAGTGTTTTTAGGCGGCTCTGAATTTAAGACTTTTAACCAAGCCGGGTCTAAAACGCTAAGTGACTGCTTAGTGCCAGATGACGCAGAGAGCGGCATTCTAAGAGTGGTTCGACGTAATGTTACCGGGTCGGGGGCTTTTGCATTCTACCCTTACCCGAAAATAACCGGATTGAACCAATATACCGGAATAATAGGTCAGAATATAGAAATATTAGGAGCCGCCTTTAATCACGTAACTGGAGTTAGGTTTAATCAAACTCTGGCCAGTTACACTATAGATTCAAATTTTAAAATAACTGCGAAAATTCCGAGCGGAAATATCCAGGGGCCGATTTCTGTTTCTGGGTATACGGGGACTTTTTCTACTACGGATTTTAATTTTGAGGCGGTACCAATCATTACTGGTCAGTCGCCAGCTACCGGAGTAACAGGGCAGGCGACTAGTTTGCTGGGTACTGGAATAATTCCTGAAATTTTATATTCCCCATACAACGACAACAGGTTCTTAGTGAGGTTTAACGGAGTGAATGCTACAGGATTGTTTCATTTCGTCTCCGGGTCATTAACTGGGCTTGTCCCGGATCGGGCTAAAAAAGGAGCCCTTAGTCTCATAAAAAGTCTAGAAGGTGGAGACTACGTTTCCTCATATAATTTTAAGATGAGTGGGTCCAGCTTCGCCTTAATCTCTACTCTGCCTGAGACCGGCTCGGTCTCGTTCTTTTCAAAAGGTCCATCTCTCGAGGATATCACCGGCGTAATTTTAAAAAATACAAGGACGGATCAAAGGTTTATAATTCCGAGTGGTCGGAAGGTGGGGTTTGAGGTCTTTGAAATATCAGAGCAGGACGGGAATGGAGAGTTCCTTTATGGACTGAGCGTGAATGGTTTAACGGGGACTGGATTTCAAATTGAAGGCTCGCCTTCTTCAGATAAGCTGACAGAGGGGCGGTATAACATAATACTTTCTGATTCGAGTAACGTTTCTAAAGAGTTTTCTCAAAAAGATGTAAATACGTTTTACTTTGCAACGAAGCCTGAAATAAGTGGATTTTCTCCGCTGAGTGGTGTTATTGGTGACTTTATACGTTTTTATGGAACAGGTTTATACGATGGCTCGTCAATAAAAATAGCAACCACGGGTCAGCTAAACGTATTAGGAACTTCCTTTGATGGTGATAGTGGTTATAACTCTTCTGTAGTTAAGATTAACGGAGGGACTTTACTAGATCACTTTTCCTCGGACACCTCGCCTCCGGTAGAGTTTGTAACAGGATTTCTTACTTTTAAGAATAGGTTTTCATCAGAACCCGCTACTGGAAATGTGTATGGAATGGTTCCGTTTAAATTGATCGGTCCGCCTTACATAAGTGGGTTTACTCCTACCGAGGCATCATTTGATGAAACTGTTACTATAAGTGGATTAGGGTTTATAAATGTTTCATCATTAAAGATGACGAATAACGGAAGCTCTATAGACAGTTTTAATATAATTGGAACAACTGGAATTAATTTTCAAGTAACTAGGAAGATGATAAATAGTGGGGCTGGTGGTGGCCGCTTAGTATTGATTGCCACGGGCGGAACTGCGATTTCCGAAAAAGATTTACTACTTACATACCCAGCGTCTATAGGCAGTGGATTTTCCCCCCAGCCAGCTATAGTTGGCACAGAAGTCATATTGACCGGAAAGAACCTAGATTCAATTGTAAGGTTAAGTTTTTCTGGATTGAACGGTTTAGAAAAGAGCGTTTCTATTTCAGACAGTCTAGGCCTTGGCAAGTTTACGATCCATCATGATCCTACTTTCTTCACTGGAGAGTATCACATAAAATTTATTAGCCCTACTCAGGTGTCTGGGGGGAACTTCGTAAAATTAATCTCTGCTTCAAACGATTCATCGCTTACTTTAACCAAGTTTGAAAATAAGGGAGGTCAGCTTTTTGATGTTAGCGGGGTTTTCGAATCTGGTGACGTAGGGCCTACCCCCACTGACTTAGCGGATAACTTTTCGTTTACGGGAGTATCTGGGGACACGTTCCGTATAAGCGGATCTGGGTTTTCGCAGTCGAACGTCAAGGTATTTTTTGGAACTGGGTATGAAAATGGGAAACTTCTCGCCGCGTTACAGAATGTCGTAAGTGATTCTTTCATTACTGGAAGAATGGAGGCTGGGTTGAATGAAAGGATTTTCATTTCTGGATCTAGAAACGGAGTCTTTCAAGTCAGAGAGCTTAATCCTTCAATTTTACTCCCACAAATTAATGGTTTGTCTAAAACAGTGTTTATTGAAGGGGACTCTTTTAAAGTTACGGGAATAAATACGCTCTCCCTTTCTGGAGAGTCTCCTGAAACCGGAAACTTGGTCGGAGACCCTTTATTGAGGGCAAGACTAAATACAAACGTAAGGTTGGCAATTACTGGATTAAGATACGGAAGCTCTATTCCTGAAGTCGAGTTTCTAAATTATAATATTTCGGGGTTTGAGTTGGTTGGCGGGAATCTCAACTTCTCAGGGCAAATAAATGCTGAGTTCGCTGGCACTGGGCGGGCGTTTTTAATAAATATTTCCGACATTGGATCTTTGGGGCCAGCAGTTCCCTATTACATGACACATAATAGTGGTAACTTTTTTGATTCAGGTTTTACTAAAAATTATTTAAACTCCAAAATCCTTTCTGCATTCAATACTACAGTCACTATTAATGAAAAGCAGGCTACTATCAGTGGTTTTTCACCCAAAATTGGACAATTAGATTCTACAGTGATTGTCAGTGGGACGAGCTTGCGAGCTATAACTGGGGTGTCTTTATTCAGTGGATCTACTGAGTCTGCCTCTTCTGTTCCATTTGGATACGAGTGTCTTTTCTACGATGTTGAGAAACCTATCAATTTCGGTAGAATAAAGTTTACTGTCCCAGCTGATTTTACTCAATCGTCTGGACGGCTAAGGTTTAGGTCTAAAAATTATACTACAGACACTAGTAATTTCTTCAAAATACTATCTGAAAGCTCTTCAGCTATTTTCCCTACTGGCGGAGTAGCTGGAGACGTAATTACCCTAAACGGCTCGACATTTAGTTCTACATCTAGGGTAGATTTTGTTAGTTTAGATAACGAAATTGTATCTGGACAATTTACTATAGTAAATGACTCACAAATAACCGTTATTATTCCAGTCGAAGGCAGATTAACTGCTCCGCAGGTAGCTTCTATAAAAATAACTAATAGCGACGGAAGCATCAACTTGGGTAATTTTGACGTTAGACAAGGCTCGGAGAAATTTTTTGGAAATATTCAAGCCACCGGATTTATAAGTGGATTAAACTTCTTGGGGTCTGGACTCGGGGGAAGGCCGACCGTAAATGGGACTGGTGTTTTGTTGGTTGGAGAGGCTGCGGCTGGCGGAGGCGGAGGCATTATTATCTCCGGGGGGTTAGACACTAATTCTGCGTCCCAAATATTTACTGGTGATGGTGTTAAAGTTTTATTTGGATTAAATTCTGGTATTCATACTGGAATTAACGGCAGTACCGATCAAATAAGAGCGGCCTCTGTTCTGGTATCTCTTGACGGCTTACTACAAGATCCAGTACAGCATTATACTATAACGACACATCTGGTTGGGGTGGCTTACAGCGGCCTTTTATTTGCCTCAGCGCCAGTCACCGGAACAGAAATAGAAGTTAGAAGATTCGGAGACACGGTAACGTTAGACTTTACAGGTGGTGGTGGTGGTGGGATAAGCGCTAATCAAGCTATTATATATGCTTTAGTATTCGGATGAGTGTAAATACAATATACATATGGCTATAAAGAATGAAATAATAACATCTAGTTTGATAAATGTCATATCTGGCACTAGTTCTACTAGCCCTGTTAGCGTAGGTATTTATCTTTGTAACTTCAGTCCCAGTGATGAAATACTTAATATTTATGTTAGAGCTACTGGTGAAGCGGCGAGTAATAAAAATACAATTTTAAGTAATCTATTAATGCTTTCTGGAGATACTTTCCATTTTCCTTCTGAAAAATTTATTTTAAGTAGCGGGGATATTATTTCTGCTAGTGGGCGAACTGGAGGTAGAGTCTCCATAACTTCAACTTTCTTGAATATATAATATGGCTCAATTTATTGATAAAAGAAGTAATGACTTAAGGTTGACTATAGGTAGTCAAACAGTTGAAGCTTATATCGTAGGCCCAATAGGACCAGCCGGAACGAGCGGGACTGCTGGAAGTAGTGGGACGAGTGGATCATCTGGTTCTAGTGGAAGCTCTGGCTCTAGTGGAGGTACTGGCGCTAGTGGATCATCTGGCTCTAGTGGATCATCTGGCTCTAGTGGAACAGCTGGAACTAGTGGAACAGCTGGATCTAGTGGTTCAGCTGGAAGTAGCGGGTTGACTAATGGATCTAGTGGAAGTTCTGGTTCTAGTGGTTCTAGTGGAAGTTCTGGTTCTAGTGGAACATCTGGAACTAGTGGAAGCTCTGGCTCTAGTGGCTCTAGTGGCTCTAGTGGAAGTTCTGGCTCTAGTGGAAGTTCTGGATCTAGTGGCTCAGCTGGAAGTAGCGGGTTTACTAATGGATCTAGTGGAAGTTCTGGTTCTAGTGGTTCTAGTGGAAGTTCTGGTTCTAGTGGAACATCTGGAACTAGTGGGAGCTCTGGTTCTAGTGGCTCAGCTGGCTCTAGTGGAACGGCTGGCTCTAGTGGAACATCTGGATCTAGTGGAAGTTCTGGATCTAGTGGAACAGCTGGAACTAGCGGAGAAACTGATGGAACTAGTGGAAGCTCTGGCTCTGGTGGGACTTCAGGCAGGATCGGAAATTTTTTCAAATTTAACAGTGTAAACCCCCACTTTGTTGAAGATGACTCATTTAGTTTAAGAAGAGTGACTCAATCTGACGGTTCTTTTTACGGAGTACATTCTGACATCTCTCACACGAAGGGAATGTTTGCCACTTTCACCGCGATGGATAACACTGGTCGGATTTTGTTTGGCTTGGACGAGAGTCCTTCTCCAAGTCAAGGAACTATTGACTATTCTTGGTTTTTGACAGGAAGTGGCTTAGCTGCGGTATTTGTAGACTCAAACACTAATTTGAAGGCTGGAAATATATCTTACCAAGCAAACGATTTATTTCAAATAAAAACAGATAACAAAACTATATTTTTTACAAAGATCGCAGGGGGGGATGGAGTGGCTTCGGTAGCTTATTCAGAACCAAGAAATGATCCAGACGCCCTGTTCCTTCACGCTTTTATCTCCGGAGGAGGGCAGCAAATAACCGGAATTTATTTTTATCCGATGGGAGAAATTGGGCCTACTGGAACTATTGGCCCAACTGGACTTCCTGGAAGTGGAACAGCTTTCACTACTCAAATAGTAACTGGCTCCGGGATAGTCCCATCTACGTCAGACGTTTATCTTTGTCGTACAACTGGGAATCAGCACGTTTTCTTAACGCTCCCATCTGGGACAGCTAGCGGAGTTAAAGATTACTATATAAAATGGGATAAAGACAATAGTAGCCCTCAAAAGAATGTCTATATTAAAGTTTCTGGGGAATTCTTAATAGATGATCTCGCATATACTGCGTGGCCCGACCCAGTCGACGACGTTACTCCATTTTTTACTGGTTATAAGATGCCTACGGTAAGAAGTTCTATGCTTCTTACTCCAGTTCCTAATAGTGGTGGCTGGGCTATACTATCTAGTTTCCTCGTAAACAGCACGGATCTTAACATTGTCTAATCTCCTCGTAAATGACACGAATCTCAACTCTTAGCCTTCATTTTCTTAATCCGAGCTAT